GTAGCGTATAGTCGAGACGATCCTGCTTGGAACAAGGGGCTCCGCTAGTACTGGTCAGCATAAAGCAGCTTCCCCGTGAAATCGCCCATCTCCCGCCTGTAACCCGAGACTTTAGCACTAATGCTGACGCCACGACAGGGACCCAATCCATACGGATAGATTCGCGCACGGACGTCTCCTTCGGTTTTTATGGTGAAGTTATCATCCAGGACGTCCGCGAGCTGTACGTACAAGATCCCGCGGCACCACGCTTCAGCTCCACGAATTCGTCTCTTTATGGCATGGCGTACACCGTCGAACGGTAGACCCTCTGGATAGAAGATCACGCAGAAGTAGCATTTGCGGGGTTCGCGGAGGGGGACAAAGACAGATGTGACCTCTGCGAGACCGAAGCACCATACACCAAGGATGTGACGTGAAATGGCCGTTCCTATCTCGAGGGGGAGCAAGTCTTCGATTGGCTGTACCAACCTACCCTGATCCCAATCCCTCACTAAAAGCTGCAGCTCTTTAAGTAGATCGTCAGCAGCGCCTTTGATGTTCGGCACTCTTCGCGTCAGTTTCTTTCGGATCTGATGGAACTGTCGGTTCGCACCCTGATCGTGACCGGAGTGAACGCAATGGCCGACCGGGGGACCCGGAGATAAATCGGTGGTGAAGAAGGCGAAATCTCGCATCTTAGTCCCGGGTATGCTCTGTAGAATGAACAGCATAGACATATACGCGGTCATCCTGACGTCAAGATCTGCGCCATCCTGCGCAAGGGCTGCGAATAGCGCCGATTCTCTCAGCACCGTCATGATGTCCTCGAGAGCTCTGGTGCGAACATGCTGTTTTGAAGGTAGTGGTGGGAGATTCGATAATGGTGCCAGAATGTCATACACGCGAGCCCAAAGCGGCCCACCGCCACGTAACATCTTCTTGTCTAAGAGGCTGATGGCCCTCTCTCTGTTATATCCATGCTTCTTTGCTACTGGGTGTCCGGGGGGGACATGCAAGGCCATTTCGACGTAGACAGCCGCGAGCCATTCACGCATCGAGTTCTCAGTCATTATACAGGGATAGCATCGGGAAGGCGGATTCTTTTTAGCCGTAACATCGAACTTAAGGTTATATGTATTATCTACTGCAGGACGGATCCAGAGAGTTGCATCACGCAACCCATCATTGCTGCCCCATGGCGCCCACTCCCGCGCAAGAGAAAGTCCGCTTTCCAGATCTGAGATCCCAGACGCTCCAGACGCACTGTGACAGAATCCGCACGGAACCCTCCCCTGGCGAGTCTGCTCCTCCGTTCCTGGCCGGAACATGCCTAAGGCAATTGCATCGCTCATTCTGTCTTCCTCCTCTTCCGTGTGAATGCGTCCCTCCAGACAGCACGAAAGCTGTTGTACAGCTAGTGTGCGAGCGACAGGTTCTGTCATCGTGTAGGTTCCGTTGTATAAGTCTATTGACATCCACCCATCTGCCGTATGTTGCCAATTAAGCCAGCACATCTCACGGTCCCGGGAAATGGCCCTCACCGCTTCTCCCCGATCGCCGCATTTTTCTCTATATGCGATTGCCGCCGCGTGAGCGTTGGGCGAGACCGCATCGAAAAGCACCGATCTATCACCGACAGTCTCCTCAATGGAATACGCGGCGCGTGAGTAGTTTCGAGTCCAACGCAACCTATTTGAGGTATCCGGAGTGTGTCGTAGGTACTGAATGTCGAACGCTCGTGGGACAAAATCTGGAATGGGGTCGAACGCTTCACGCCCGCCACAGTAAATGCGGAACTCCTCCATGGTCAACGACTATTTTAC